ATCACTCAGGAGGTTGTGGCCAGTTGTCAGCAGCGTCGTTAGCATCGGCGTGTTCCTGGGGGAGATCGCGTAGAGCTGTGCGGTAGTCCTTCCAGGCTTGAGACATTGAGCGATCCTTGACTGCAGTCCAGTCTGAATCTGCTAGAGCTTTATCTCGAGCTGCGCGAACCTGTTCCCAGGTCACATCAACCTGAGTGGATTCAACGACATCTTCGCCATCATATACGATTGAAGTTCGATTCATATTATCACGCTATTTTCAAACTACAAAGGACACGATCCATACCACCATAGGTATAGGTATTCGTAAATGATGCTGGAGGAACCGCATAAGCAACCGCGGAATCGTTCCACCATGATAGAGCGTCTTGAGTTATATTCGCGCCCATACCCATTCCAGGAACATAATCTGTAGTCACTGAAGCTGCATAGGGTGATCTCCCACTTTCATCTATACAAATAGCATACCAGTATTGAGTTCCGGCAACCAAAGTGATAGTTCCAGTAATTGAGGTCTGGTAGATATTGCCAGTGCTCGAGGTATCGATCGTTGCATAACCTAGACGCGAGTCAGCCATTCCGTTTGAGTCACTAGAGTAAATTGCGACGTACAAGTTCGCAACTGATGAAGTAGTGATTCTAATGCCTATTTCCGAAACATCGCCGGACTTTGCAGCTAGGAAAGGGAATGCCATCGGCTTTGACGCGATCGAAAGGTTGGCCGTTGCCCCTTTATCGGCTCCGCCCCATACGGGGCTTTGAGAAATGATGAACCTGTTATTGGTTCCCGAATCATCATTCGGGAGTACGAAAGAAGAACCAGACGATCCGGCTGTTAGCAACCCGTCCCATTCGCCCTTGACAGATAGACGAGCTAAGTTAACCAGGACAAGTCTACGCAGCTCATCCTCGTTCATTTCCTCGATGTTCAGTGTCTCACCAGTTCCCTGGAGAGTAGCGAACGCCAGGTTCTCGAGATCCAGGTTCTGCAGTAGAGGGTAGATACGATCCGATCGTGTAGCATCTGGTAGACTCATCCTAACAACCCATCCCATTCTTGTTTGCACGTTAGGCGCGCGAGGTTAACCAGGACCAGCCGTCTTAGCTCGTCCTCGTTGAGTTGTTCTATGCTCAGAGGATTCCCAACCGAAGCGATCTCTGCTTGAGTTAGTGAATTCGGAGCTTCTGAGTCTAGAGTTTTGATCTTCAGGATCTTGTACACCCTGGGGGATTGCTTCTCAGCGTTTGGTAACGGCATCCTAGACACCATCACAGCTTCTTTTCAGCACCAGATAGTGCCTTCTTGATCGATGCTAGACTTCCAGCAGAGATTAACCCATGCAAGAAAAGCCTTCGAGTATCTGCACTCATGCGCTTGATGCGCTTTCTTTCTGTGGACTTCTTCACCTGGTTCACCTTCAGGCGTTAGTTAAGAATTGAGCTTTGAAGTTTAGATCGACTGGAATGTTGTAACTCTGGAATACAGCTTGCGTAACGATAGGTGACACCATTGGGACTGATCCAACGACGTTTCCTTTTGCGTTCACGACGTATGCTCCTTGAGTTTCGATCTTTGCTCCATCGACGGACGTGCAGAAGGCCTTGATGATGGTTTGGCCCTGGACTGAGTCTCCCACCGAATTGCCAGTTTGAAGATCGACTAGTTCGTTAGTCGCTCCACCAGTAGGCGTGACGACAGCGATTCTGTAGATGCCTCGATTGGTGTAGTATGAGAGAGCTGCTTCCCTATCTGCGGCCGTATTGTTCATGCAGCGCACAATGTCACCTGCTTGAAGACGGAAAGGAGCGCATAGCGGGGAGGCCTGCCATGCTGCACCCTTCACGCCGACGGGGATAATGGTTGCAACAAGTCCCTGACGAAGAATGTAACAGTAGCTAATCCCGTTGTCGCTTGTTACTAGCGCACTGGTAACGACCTTGCCTAATGCGTAGTCGCCTACGTTCTGAGCTGTCACGGTGTACGCCGTGTCGGTGGTGAGGTTGGTTTCTGTTCCCTCGGCTAATTCTGCCTTGAGGGGGACATTGGTTCCGTCTGAGCAGACGAGGACTCCGTTAACTGTGTTTGTTGCCATTCATAATCACCTCAGAGTTTGACTCCTAGACCCAGGGGCTTGAAGATATTCCTGTTGACGTTGTTGATCGGCCTTCGAAGGAGCTTTTTTCCAAGCGAAAATCCGACAGATACTCCTAGAGATCCGATGACCATTGCTTGCCAGTTGCTCATGAAGTTGCTTTGCATAGCTCCGAAGGCAATATCTGGCTTGGTGACTAATTCTGCTAAGGAGAGCTCGCCGGTTCCAGTAGTTACCATCGATGTTCCAAAGCCTGCATCGTAGACGGACTTGGTGGAAATGTCGTCGCCGCCAGTGATGAAGCCGTAAGGCGAAGTCCCTGCAACACCTCGCGTTAGGATGTCAGCGTATGCGTAAGCTTCGATGACATTAATCAATTTTAGATCTCGAGATCGGCGTCGGCGGGTTTTCGACTTTCGGCGTGCCATAACTCTCGAAGGGAGAAAAACTCGCTAATTAACATTCAGATTAACTTTCACTTTCAGACGATGTAAAGAGTCCTGCCTCGTCTCTAACCTGGGCGACGAGAGTTTTCGGCTTCATATTGTCCTGGATCAGCTGCATTAACATCATCTGGAACGGATTCGGTGGTTCAATGTCGCCAATTGGCAAGTCTGTGAGTATTTTTTGGATCGCTTGAGCAAGGTTTCCGTCCAATTCGTTCATTATTTCGTCGATTTCTCTGCGTAACCACCATGCAAAGCCCCCTAGACCAGCATAAATCGCCACTACACACGCGCCCGCGAGTATGAGGTTCTCCATCATACCCTCATCGAACCGGCAACGGACCTTAATCCTCTCCTTTCACCACACCCACTGCCACCACCCATGCTTGTCACCGCTATTAGTGATTGCTTAGGGTTCACATCCTATACCTTCGGGAATAATGGGGACCTCTTAGAAGCAGACTGCGCCACTTTGAATTGTGGGGAGTTATTATAGTCCATGAGATATCCGCTTGATTCATGAAACGGGGCATCTGGCGGTGTTGGAAGTGCAAACGCCATTGGGTCTACAACGTCGAGGATCGTATAGAGAGCCTCGACAAGATATGCCACAAGTGCGGCCGTAGGAATAGAGCTACGATCTGGAGGAAGCCAGGGCGACGAGGTCGACACGCCAAAGCGGTCGTAATGTGTCGTCCATCCTACATGCCTCTGCACGCGCTTCAGCAAGAAGCGAAGCGACGCAACGCAGCGATGGGTAGGCCCAGGAAACAGGAAGGCTTCACGCGGGCATCAGAGCTCGAAGAATTCAGGGTGAGGAAAGATGAATTGGATTAAGATACACATATGCACGGATTGTATGGCTTTGATTTATCATGTCGGCCCGAAGGGATGCGATCAGTGCGACTGTCCTGAATCAAGATGGTGGGAAGAAGAATGAGTAGATGGTGCAGAAATTGTCAGCAGACGCTAACCTGGCAGACTCGATATGAAAACGGCTCTAGGTGCGCTCGATGTGTTAGGAGGGGAATTGAATGACTGACGATGACTGGCAATCTTTCGATCCTAGAGCTTGGGTCGATGGCGAGGATTTTCTCTATGATGAAATCGAAGATACGATCCGCGTGATCGAGTGGCAGGACGAGGCCGAACAATTCGAGGGAGTACCTGAGGACTTTCACCTACATATTATCGAAATATGCCTCATTTGTGGCAATCCGATGGAGTCTTGCGTATGTGAAATGCCTAGACTCCAAAAATCATCCAATGGCTGCGATCTAACAGCAACCGAAGGAGAAAGGATGGATTACCTTCGGGACATTCACGAAAGCCCTTGAGCGGCTTCTATGGGCATACTTTTTTTTCCGAAAACCGGAACCACTGTTTCCGCTCTACTGTCACCAGGAAAAAGCGAAACATTAGGTATTAGTTTCGGATTCCGGAATCTCAAACGAATCTCGAGAAGAATCCGCTCCAATTTGGATTCATCAGGTTATACCAGGCACCACCGATAGTTGTTGGAGCTGGTCGGTCTTCGCCTTCTGGTGTGGCTCGAGCCTGGTCCCTGTAAGCGTTGTATTCGGCTGCTTGATCCGCCAACCACTCAAGACCCTCTGGTGCATCTGCTATTGTTGGCAACCATTCGATATCCTTCCCAAATAATTCAACGACGGTTGCCAGCACGTACATCGCCGAGACGTCAGACATTAGAGCCACAATTGGAGTTGAGATTTTGTTCACCTGGTAAGCAGCAACCGCACCAGAGAGCAATTCACGGTCTGCGCGTCCGAGAACGATCTCGTGGCGAATTACCTGGTCGGGTTTGACTTTCGGCATTCCCATCACTCAGGTGGTTCGGGCCAGTTGTCAGCGGCGGAGTTTGCATCGGCGTGATCCTGGGGGAGATCGCGTAGAGCCTGGCGGTAGTCCTTCCAGGCTTGAGACATGGTGCGATCCTTGACGGCGCGCCAGTCTGAATTTGCTAGAACTTTATCTCGAACTGCGCGAACCTGCTCCCAAGTCACATCAAGCTGAGTGGATTCGATGACATCTTCGCCATCGTAGACAATTGAATTCCTGCTCATCATTTTATCACGCTATCTTCAAACTGCAAAGGACTCGATCCATACCGCCATAGGTATAGGTATTCGTAAATGATGCTGGAGGAACCGCATAAGCAACCGCGGAATCGTTCCACCATGATAGAGCGTCTTGAGTTATATTCGCGCCCAT